GCGGCACCGAGCAGGCGGTATCGGTCACAGCTCCAGCCACAGGGCTGGTGTTGGATGCGTTCCTCGCTGCCATCAGCGATGGCCGCCTTGTGGATCTCAGCATCTACCAGTTCGATTCCACCATCAACAACAACACACCGCAAGCTGGTCAAGAGCTGGTGGCTGCATACACCGGCCAAGTGGTTGGCGGCAATGGCGGATTGACTAGCCTGACCATACAACTCGGCTCGGCATTGTCTCCCGTTGGAGCACAAGTGCCACCGCGCCGGTTGACATTGGCGATCATGGGGCAGGGCATCAGGCAGTGAGCTTCCTTTCCTCCAGCGATCCACTGGCACTGCTGGCCATCCAGGCCGGCCAGATCAACGCACCAGCTGATGCAACTGCCGCGCAGGGCACCACAGAGCTGGATAGCCCGCAGCGGTTCGCGCAGATTGGTGAGCCGGTGCCGATCGTGTTCGCCCGATTCCGCAACAGCAAAGGCGGCATCCTGATCAGTCCCGGCGCCACCGAGGCCCGCTTTGACAATGACGCCAGCAACAACGTCACCGCGTACTACATGCTGGTGCTGAGCGAGGGCCAGCTTGACAGCATCCCGGTGAAGGATGTCTTTCAGCGTGCCTGCCGCGTTGGCGCCCATACGCAGACCTACAACCGCAGGGCTGGCACCTGGGCGCCCGGCAACTTTCTGGTGCAGCGTGCCGGTAAGGATCTGCCCGAGGCGCCATTCTTCTGCGGCACGGTCGGCAGCTACCCCGGCATCAGCACGCTCAGTTTCAACGTCACCATCCCGGACGGCTTCGATCAGTACAACCGCCAGGTGCATCTGTTCATCCGTGGTGGCATGGCCGTCACCCGGATCTACGACAGTGTGACTGGGCCTAGCGACAACTTCGCAGACCTGGTGAAGTGGCTGCTGGTCAATACCAGCAGGGTGCCAGCGGCGATGATCGACAACACCGCACTGCTGGCAGCAGCCACGTTCCTTGAGGTGAACGGCTTCACCTGCAACCTCGAGATCCGCGAGAGCACGAATTACTCAGACCTCGCCGCCAAGCTGGCGCCTTACTTCCTACTGGCTGAGAGCAGCGCAGGTGGCAAGCGCGGGCTGCGGCCGCTGCTGCCGGTGACTGCCGGCGGTGCAATCAAGACCACGGCGATCACGGCTGAGTACACCTTCACCGAAGACACTGTGTTGCCCGGCACGCTGGAGATCAACTATCTATCTCTGGCGGACCGGCAGCCTTTCGTGGCGCAAGTGATCTGGCGCCAGCAGTTAGAGAGCGACATTGGCATCATCCGCACCGCTGAGGTGCGTTACAGCGGCACCGCCGAAACCGGGCCGTATGAGTCGCATGATCTCTCGACGTTCTGCACCAGCGAGGATCATGCCGTCAAGGTTGGCGCCTACATCCTGGCCAAGCGGCTCTACACCACGCACACCATCAGGTTCGCAGCACGGCCGCAGGAGCACAACATGCTGATCAGCGCTGGTGACATCATCCGCGTGCAGCTGGCGCGTGACAACACCACCTACACCAACTCAGTGCATGACTACTTGTACCAGGTGGAGCGCATTTCCAAGACACTGGCGGGTGATGTGAGCTATGAGGCCACGCACTTCCCGATCGACGACCAAGGCCGCAGCCTGATCGCATTGGATGTGGCTGCTGCTGTCGGCACCGGCATCATCCTGCCAAGCGGCCGCACCGGCGTGAGCTGCGATGTGAACTCCAGCAGTGATAACACCATCCCGGCTGAGACGTTCACGGCGGCTGATGGTGATGACCCACTGGAGCTATCCCCGAGCGGTGGCGGGCTGGGCTTTGATGATTCGGCGCCGACTGGCGACACCGGCAATGGTGATGATGGATTCGATGGCGTGTCAATTCCAGCCGTCACCTCGCCACTTGGCGAGATACCACGCGCTGGCGTCGGGCTTAATCCAAGTCCCGGATTCTGCGGCGATGACCCAAAAACAGTGCAGTGGTATAAGGATGGCACCCTGATTGCAACGCTTGAGTACCCAGGTGGCGGCGGAAGCCCTGTTATTACATACGGAACTGGTACTGAGATTCCATCCTGGCTGGGAGTAGAAGGAGTGCTGCTTATCAAAGTAGACGACGAAGGCTCTATCTACACATCGGTCACGACTTGCGCTGATGGCAGAGTTCAAGGCACTTCGACTGTTGTTCAACCAGGGCTGCTAAGCAGAGATTATACGGTTACGTGGTCTGGCGCCGCCGGCACTGGCCCACCGCCTAGTTTTAGTCAAACGCGCCCCGGTTATATCTTCTATCAACCGCCGCCGAGCAATAGGTGGAGAGTGTGGGTTTATAGCACGTCTTTCAATGACTACATCATTGCTTCAACATCCGTTGGGGCTGTGATGTTTGGCATAGTTAATACGCCAATCTGATGGCTACTTTTCCCTCGCTAACGCCAGCCACCCGCGCCTTCACGCCAGGCGAGTATCCGCACACGCCGTTTACCGCCTACAACGGCCTGCAGAATCGCGTGCGCCATAGCAATGTGATGCTCAGCAGCTCAGTGCGGCTGAGCTTCATCGCCCTAGCTGAAGCTGACATGCTCAGCATCCTCAGCCACTACCAAGGCCAGTTCGGCAGCTTCGAGAGCTTCACGCTGCCGTCCAGCATCTGGAGCGGTGTCACCACCATCAGCGACTACGAACTGACCAGTTACCGCTGGCGGTACACGGACCCGCCATCCGTGGATGACGTCTACTGCGGGCGTTATAACGTTGAGCTGGCGCTTGAAACCGTGCCACCTGATGGCGCATTTGCCAGCGGCATAGAGCTGTTTGCTCGCTGCACACTCGCCGGCGGTGCCGCCGCCGCTGCCAATGGCCTGCAGCAGACGATCACGCTGACGCTAGATGCTGAGGGCTTTGTTGTTCCCGGCCTGGATGAGTCGATCACTGCCAGCATCGGCGCCGCCAACGGCATCATTGCCAGCGTTGCATTCTCCCTAGACGCAGGCACTGCTGGAGTCGCCGCTGATGCAACTGGTCTTGACGAGAGCATCACGCTATCCTTGGCAGGCGGCGCAGCAACCGGCGGCACGGCAGCTAGCGATTACTGGGCCGACATGTCTGTGCAGCTATACGGCTGGGAATCGCTAGCCTATGTTGAATGGTGGGGCAACTAATTCATGGCAGCGCCGAACCTCAAGACACCAACAACGATTACCGGCAAGTCGGTGGGCTATGCCGTCACCACCTCGATGGCTGCAGCGCTGAGCAATGGCGCCAGCAGCGGCAAGGTGCTGAAAATCAACTCGGTGTACTGCGCCAACGTGGACGGAGCAGCAGCTGCCGACATCACGTTGCAGCACTGGGATGGCACCACCGGCTACGAGCTGGCTCACACCATCACGGTCCCGGCCGACGCCACGCAGGTGCTGGTCACCCGCGAGGCATACATCTACTTGGAGGAAGGCCACAGCCTCCGCGCCCAAGCCAGCGCCACCGGCGATCTGGAGCTTGTCATTTCCTACGAAGACATCAGCTGATCATGGCCTGCACCAAAGCGACATACACCGCCACAGCTACTTGGACCGCAAGTCAGTTGGCTGATCTGTTCCGCGATGCGTTTATCGCTGCGGGATTGATGGCAGCCTGGCACGACTCGTTCCTGAGCGGCAGCATCGAGAACCGAGTTCTTGAGGTGACATACGACGGCGCGAAGACCTATGGCAAGACCTACTACTGGTTCATGTTCACAACCAGTGGCGTGTTCCTGCACGTAGCCACGGGCTGGAATACAGGCACAGACCAGCCAACGGGAACGCAATACCTAGACTTTTTTGCTACAACAACCAACGCAACAACAAACCACTGGAATGCAGTTGCGCTATCTACGTCCAGCACAGTTGAGCTAGTGCGTTATACCAGCAATGTAGACACGCAGCAAAGTTGGTTTGTTGTCAAAAGCGGTACTACCCGGTTTTGCTTCACCATCGTCAATGGAGCCAAGACGGTTCAATCATGGATGGATTTAAACAAAGGCTTTTTCGCCGGTTTTGCGTGGACCCGGCCTATTGTCGTTGTTTCTTCAACCAATAGACCGTCTGGACTAATGCGCTTCGGAAGAGGCCCAGCTCTCAGGAGGGATTTAACGCTCGGAGCAGCGCTTAATGGTTCCACAACTACTGCAAACTACAGCAGCACTTCGGCCTTGTTTCTGCTGGAAAGTTACGGAGCACCTGGCAATGGCTCCAACAACTTTAGCGATAATGCCGCAGTGATGTTTAGCACTTCAACCACTGATGCAAACCCCGGCGCAATTATTTTGCCCTGCAATTTCTCAGGCACAAACCCCGCGTTTACAACTAACAGCAATCCAGTATTTCACAGTATGCCATACATGCCATACATAACATCTTCACTGTCGTCAGATTTTGGCATTACGTTCCACTATGCCACCAACACATTTAGCCCTGGCGATACGTTCGTAGTTAGCGCAGGCACTGAGGAATGGGAAGTGCTTGATTTTGCTGCCAATGGCTCTGCTGTAACTGGCGCATCTCCGCTGTTCCTAGCCAGGATGATCTGATGGCGACCGTTAACCAGAGTCCATCTGGACAAGCAAGTGCCTCGCTGTCAGGCTTCTCTTTTAATGGCATCATCGCCACGGCAACACCTACATGGAAATCTGTCAAAACAGTATTAGGGGGTAGTTTTGCGTTTGCCGCAGCTGCTACTGTCAACAATCTGCTCACTTCCGCCGCGCTACTCGGCAAAAACGCATCTGTATCGACTTCAAGCGCAAACGGAATGTGGACCCTACGCGACCAGCTCGCAGCCAAGCGTGCCAGCGCATGGCCATAACCACCGACCTAGACTGATCTCAACGCAGGTACATCATGGCTTCCCTGATCTACAACTCAGCCGTTGATGACATGGCCCGTAGTGCCATCGACTTCGACACCGACACCTTCAAGGTGATGCTGGTCACATCGGCCTACAGTCCGAACAAAGACACTGATCTCAAGCGATCTGCCGTCACGAATGAAGTGAGTGGCACAGGTTATACCGCTGGCGGCGTCACCAGCGCCTGCACCGTCACCAAGGACACCGCCAACGATCGCGTCACGCTCAGCTTTGCCGCTGTGAACTGGGCCAGCAGCACCATCACCGCCAGGGCCGCTGTGATCTACAAATCACGCGGCGGCGCCAGCAGTGCTGATGAACTGGTCTGCTACGTCGATTTCGGTGGTGATGTCAGCAGCAGCTCTGCAACCTTCAGCCTGGGCAGCAGCACCATCACGCTGCAGAACTGATGGCCACCTTCCCGGCGCTGGAGCCGGCCACGCGCCGCTACAGCATGGGCACCTTCCCCGTTACCGAGGAACGCGGCTTCGGTGGCGGCAGCATCCGCTTCCGGCATGGCACCACCGCCTACAGCCACAACCTCGAACTGAGCTTCGCTGCACTGACGCAAGCAGAGGCCAAGCTGCTGCGCGATCACTACCGCGAGCAACAGGGCGGCTACATCGCATTTCCGCTCAGCACTGAAGCCTGGGCCGGCCATACCAGCTTCACCGATCTGGTGCCAACCTCCACGCACTGGCGCTACGCCTCGCAGCCACAGGAAGACCACCTATCCGCCGGCTATGTGAACGTCTCGATCAGCCTGATCAGCGTGCCAGCTGTGGTTGCTGCAGCATCTGCCGGCCTGGCCTCCACCGTCACCTGCACTCTGGCTGGTGGTGCTGCATCCAGCCCATAGCCTGAGCCATCAGCGCATCAGCTATGGCGCCCACACCGGAAGACATCACCAGCATCGCCGTGGCATTGCTGGCTGGCTCTGAACTGCTGGCAATCGTGCCTGGCATTCGCGCTAACAGCTGGACCCAGCTGATCCTCGGCGCACTGCGTGGCATTGCCTCCCGCAAGCGGTGATGACACCAATGGGTAACGAGCCATCGCACGGCGAGATCCTGCGCGCCATTGGTGTACTCGAGGGCCAGCTGAAGCAGCTGCTCGATGCCGCCATCACCGATGGCCGCGAACGCAGCAGCATTGGTGAACGTGTCGGCAAGCTCGAAACCAAGATGGCGCAGGTGGTGATCCTCGCCATCGTTGCCGCGATGCTCAGCCCCATCGTCTGGTCAGAAGTCAGAGGCGCCTTTGCTGATCGGCAGCCTGTTATCCAGCAGCACCGGCCATGACCAGGCGCCTGATTGATTGCGTCAAGCACTCCAACCTCGAGCTGGCGCATCACCGCGCGTTCTGGGAGGCCGTGGAGAAGCACCTGCCCGCGGGCGCACTGGAGAACAACGGCGAGCTGGGCAGTATCTGGAATGCAGCGGTGCCGAACACGCCAGCGGCCTGGCTGGCGCCGGCCCGCACCATCGTGCGTGAGTTTGAAGGCTGCCGCCTGGTGGCCTACAAATGCCCCGCCGGTGTGTGGACCATCGGCTGGGGGCAGACCACACTCAACGGCCGCGCCGTTCAGCAGGGTGACACCATCAGACAGCAGCAGGCTGATGCGTTCCTGGATGCTGAGCTCCAGGGCACTGGTGAGCAGCTGCTGAAGCTGCTGCCGATGGCGACCAAGTGGCGCGCCAATGAGATTGCCGCGCTGATCAGCTGGGCCTACAACGTCGGCCTCAGCGCTGTCGCCAGCTCCACGCTGCGCAAGCGCCTGCAGGCTGGTGATCCACCGTCTGTGGTGATCCAGCAGGAACTGCCACGCTGGAGCCATGCCGGTGAAGCAGTGCTGGCTGGCCTCGAGCGCCGGCGCGCAGCTGAGGTGGCCCTGTTCAACAACGGCCGACCGGTGGTGCAGCAGCCGCCGGCCAAGCTGACGCCTGCATCAGACTTCGCCACCCGCATCACGCCACACATCCAGCTGGGTGAGTTTGCGTTGTGGCAGGAGGCGCGGCGCTTTGATCATCAACACCAGCTGGACACCGCGGCAGAGCTGGCGGCATTCCTCGAACGTGTGCGCGCGCAATTCGGCAATCGTGCGGTGGTGATCACCAGCGGCTACCGGCCGCCGGCGGTGAATCGCGCTGTTGGTGGTGCCAGCGCCAGTGAACACCTGTACAACGCACCCAGCACCGGCGCTGTGGACTTCAACGTGCCAGGCGTGGACATCAAAGCAGTGCAGGCCTGGTGTGATCAGCACTGGCCATTCAGCATTGGCTATGGCGCACCCAAGGGCTTCGTGCATCTGGGCATCAGGGCCGGCCGGCCGCGCGTGCGCTGGGATTACTAGGGAAGCTGCCGGCCGCGCGAGCGCAGCACCGCCTCGAGGATCGTCAGCGCGCTGCTGCCGCTGCTGGCGGTGATCAGCTGATCAGCGGTGACCACCAGCCAGCACGCAGAGCCGCGATCGTCTACGCCAACCGTGATGAATGGCGCCTGCTCAGACTGACCTGATGGCTGCTGGTGCGGCATGAGCTGGCTCGATCCAACCCTCAGCCTGGCCACTGAACTGCAGATGGAAACCGACCGCCGGCGTGCGGTGCGCCTCAAGCTGCAGGAGCTGCAGCAGCAATCCGATCGGCTGATTGTGCAGTGGTACACGCAGCAGCATCTGCTGAACCAGGCGCTGCGGCGTGTGGCCTGCCTCGAGGTGGAGCTGCTGCTGGCAAAAGCTGAACCGTCGCTACCTGGTCCGAGTGAGCGCTACATGGAGATGGCGCGGGAGCTGCTGGCCAGAAACTCAGCTGAGCTGTGATCACCAGCAACCGCGGCCTGCGCTCCACCTTCACCCGGGGTGGCAGCACCGCCACCGGCACCGTGATCAACTCCAGCTGCACAGCCATCTGCTGCAGCTGCTGCTCCACCGCCTGCAGGATGACCTCCAGCTTGCGTGTGCTGATGCCCGCCGCCGTGGCCACCTCCTTGCGGCTGCGCTGCACACCATCGAGGCCATACGCCTGACGCACCAGGCGCTGCTCACGCCTCGGCAGCCGGCTGATCAACTGCTGCAGCTGCTGCGCCTGCTGCCGCCGCTGCTCCTGTTCTTCCTGATCCTCGAGCGTGGTGTCATGGGTGGCGATCAGATCACCCAGCTCCATGCCGCCGTCATCAGCAATCACCCGATCCAGGCTGCCGATCGGCTGCATGTTCACCAGCAGCTGCTCGAGCACGCGATCAGATACACCAAGCGCTTCGGACAGCTCCTGGCGTGATGGCTCGCGGCCGAGCTCCAGCAGCAGCCGGCGGCGGATGGCACCAAGCCGGCCGAGGTGTTGCGAATGGATCGCAGGGATGGACACGGTGCGGCCGTGCCGATCCGCCCAGTTCGTGACCGACTGCCGGATCCACCAATAGGCGTAAGTGGAGAAGCGGTAGCCGCGCGCTGGGTCGTACCGCTCCACCGCCGTGATCAGACCCAGGTTGGCGGCCTGGATCAGATCATCGTGGCTGTGGCCCTTGGCCAACCTGTTGCAGTGCTTCGAGACATAGCTCACCGCCAGGCGCAGGTTGGCTTCGATGAATCGACGCTTGGCACGCTCACCGCGGCGGCGGATGCCTGGCGGGCAACGATCCGGGAATCCCGGATGGTTCAACCATGCCTGGATAGCAGTGCCGAGCTCGATCTCCTGCGCTGGGCTGAGCAGCGGATACCGACCAATCGTTTCCAGCCACCAGCCCAGACCTGCAGAGCTCATGTCACTGCAGCCGCCACAGCACCGCCACCACCTGCAGCAGCTGCAGGCAGATGGCCGCCAGCATCAACTGATGCAGCCGGCGCAGATCAGCAACCGGCACCACGCGCACACCGCTGGAGCGGTTGACGCCATGACCGCGCATGAAGGGCAGATCAGCCATGGCGACCTCGCCGCAAGATGTGCTGCACAAACCGCACGGTGTCATCAGCTGACAGCAGCACCTGCTCCGGCTGCGCCTGGGAGCGCCACCACAAGCGCAGCTCAGACTCGATGGCCTGAGCGGCAATCGACGCATCAGCGGTGCGGATGGCGTCAACAGTTGCGCGATCCATCAGAAGGGTGCCTCCTCATCATCCGCAAACTCGTCCACATACTCAGACGCCTGGCCGACCACATAGCCGTCCTGCTCATCGAAGCCATCGGCAACCTTGTCGCCTGGATCTTCGCGTGGGATCAGCGTGACCACCTGCACCGCTTTCGGTTGCAGTGTGACGCCACAACCCTCAGAGCGATTCCAGGGATACACCGTGAAGCCGATGATCAGCTCAGAGCCGTTGCCGATCTCCTGGCCATCCCATGGCTGCTTCTTGGCGTCCACCATGCGCGGACCTTTGGTGAAGGTGCCGTCGTCGTTGCTGAAGCGGTTGGCCTTGAAGCGCACCACCGTCTTGGTGGCGTCTTCCTTGTCCGGCCGCCAGGGTTCACCCTTGGCGCTGCGTGATTTCTTGGCGCCGTGCTGCGCTACAAACTCAGCCTCGAGCTTGGCCAGGAAGGCCTTATGCGCTGCGTTGTTGTTGTCCAGCACCAGCTCGCAGCTGTAGCTGTACTTGCCTTCGTATTCGTCGGCGTTGATCAGGTGCGCCCAGCGCACTGGCGCCTTGGGGCTATAGAAGGTTTCAGAAGCCATGGGTTCAGTTCAGAGGAGGAAGGCCCGCACCAAGGCGGACAAGGTGATGAATCGCGCCAGATCGACTGAGCTGGTGCTTGGTCATGACGGCCGTGACGGCCTGCAGGGCATCTGGATGCAGCACCGTCATCACATGCGTGGACGGTGGCCGGCGCTTTGGTCTGCCGTACGGCTGCGGCTTTGGCTTGGTCATGCCTGCACCTGCCAGCGCCGTGGGTATTCATCCGCCGGCGCAATGCAGACCACCGGCACCAGGCGCCAGCTGCTGGCATCCAGCTCGAGGCGCCGCAGGCCTGCAGCTGCTGTTGCAGGATCCAGCACCAGCCAGGCCGCATCAGGCTGCATCGTTGTCCTGCCGCACGGGTCGAGATAACAGCCGGATGGGCTCTCGATGATCCAGCCGTGGCGGCTGATCCAGGATCGCCTGCAGCTCATCACAGCAGCGCTCGATCGTGTCGATGGTGCGCCCGCAGCTGAGCAGCTGACCGATGTCGCCAAGGGTGACGACGGCTGGCATGGCGTTGAGCTGCAGCTGCTGGAGATCGCTGGCCTGCTGGCAGGCATCAACGGCACGGCGGAGCAGCTGACGAAAGTGGGGATCATTCACTGATACCCCCTGCCGCTTCGATGCTGAAGCGATCGATGAACTCGAGGTGCTTGAGCTCGGTGATCAACGGAATGATCGAGCGTGCATCCCGATCAACGCGGAAGGCATCACGGAACGAGATGGTGAACGCCTTCCTGGTGGCCGCATCCATCGCCTTGCACATGGCCACCGCAGTGGCCTTCTGCTGGTCGTCCAGCAGCTGGTTGGCTGGTTGCTGCTGCTCGGGTTCGGCTTCGGGTTCTGGATCGACAGGTGCCGCCGGCCGCACTGCAGGGCAAACGACCGGAGCGGCATCGTCGCCCCCCCCCTCAGGCTCGGAAGCCTGAGCGGCAGGTTGGAGCGCAATGCCGAGCAGGCCAGCCAAGAGCTGGGCGATGTTGTCACCCACCGCTGCAGTTTCCGCGCCGCCCTGGTGGCGGAGCATCACCTGCACCAGTGCTGGGTCGTCATCACATGGCCGGCTGAGCCAGGCAAAGCCGTGAGCGTTGGCCTTGCGCGCCGCTTCGATCGGGCTCAGGCCCGGCTGGAAGCTGGACTGCACAGCAGCCAATGCGGTGCTGAAGGCTTGATCAGCCTCAAAAGCTCGAAGCGCCAGCTCCGTGCTCAGAGGTGGTGTTGAGTGCATAGCGAATCTGCATCACTCGCGCACCATACCCGCTCGGTATGCCGACTGGCAACGAATCAGGCCGCGCTTGGTCGCACTTCCGATTTCAGCTCCGCTTCCCACTGCGCCAGCCAGAGTGCCGGCTGCCATTCCGATGCCGCTGGATCCCAGCCCAGCGCCAGCTGCTCCGGCGTCCAGATCAGCTGCTCATCGAGCACATCAGCCCAGTCGCGGCGGCTGGCGACTGGTGCCATCTGCCGCAGCTGATCCAGGCCGCGGCGGCCGGCTCCGGTCTGGCGTGCAATCCGCCTGGCGGCAGTCGCCCAGCTGGTGCAGAGCTCCTCAGCCTGCTCAGCACTGAGCAGCGGCGCTGGGTTGTGCTTCGGTGGTGCCAGCCACTCCGGTGGTGCCAGCAACCCGGCACGGCATGACCAGAACTGCTCTGGGCCCCATGGGTTGCCGTCCTGGTCGGTGATCGCGCGGCTGGTCTTCAGCTGATCCAGCAGCTTGCGGCTGCGCACACCGCTCCAATCCTGAGCGTGAACCAAGGCATTCAGGCTCGCCAGGGACAGGAACAGACCCACGCGTGGGTTCTTGGTGAGGCCGCGCTCGAGCTCCGAGAGGCCGCTGTGGCAGATCGCTGTGAGGCCGGCCTCCTTGGCCCAGTTCACAGCGGTGTACTGCGTCCAGCCGTTCATCAGTCGCCAACGCCTGAGCATCGCGCCGAACTCATCCGCGGCGGCGTCCTGCTGCTCCTTGGTCAGGCTGTAGACCGACATTGCTCCCGCTCCGTTGCCATACCCAAACGGTACGGGGCCGGGATGGGTTGCGGCAACAACAAGATGCTGATTGCTGCAGTTCAGACTCAGAAGCCCGTCAGCTTGACAGCGCGAGCTGCTCAGGCTCAGAGTGCTGAGCATGAACGCAGCCACCGCCCTACTTCGGATTGTTGCCCGGGCGGTCGCGCAGCCGGACTTCGATCCTGTCGGAATTGCCGACATAGAGAAGCTGAGAGCACAGCTCAAGCAGCACTGCCCGGAGTTCTTCGTCAGTGGCCCCGGCCATGATGTCCGGCCGCTGCAAAGCCATTCGGAAATCAGCCCAGTTCGCTGAGGCGATCGGCGGTGGTGCCAGCAGCTCAAGCCGCATGGCATCGATGGTTGGCACCAGGCCCGGCACACCCTGCGCATTGAGCGCCTCCAGCTGCGCCAGCTGCTGCCGCTTCTCCACCTGCTCCGGTACTTCCTGCGCCGGCTGGCTTGCAGCAGCAGCAACGGCATCACCCATGGCCGCGGCCGCGGCGCACAGCTCCTCGATCACCTGCTGCTTGACCTTCCACTCAGCCAACCCGCGGCCGTAGTGGCTGCAATGCAGGTTGGTGCATTTCAGGCGTGGACGGCCTGCTGCCATTGCGTAATGCAGCGCCTTGCTGCAGAAGCTGCAACGCACCATGCCGGAGAACACGCGCAACACCCGCGGCGCCCTGGTGCCACCAACCCGGCGTGCATCCAACAGCCGCCGCGCCTGCTGCCATTCCTCCCAGCTGATCAGTGGGGTCACACGGCCAGCCTCGTTGTTGACAACGCCTCGCAAGATCGGGTTGTTGATCCAGCGGCCAAGGCCTCGAGGGCTCCACTGCAACCCATGGCGCCGGATGGTTGCCGGCATGTTGAACTCCAGCGCCGCCAGCCTGTCCCACAGCTGACGCGCATCCCTGAACCGCTCAGGGTGGATGACCAGCTGGCTGCCGTCGTAGGCGTACCCAAACGGCACCCGACCGCAGGCGTAGTGGCCCTGCGCCTTCCTGCGCGCAAGGCCGTTGCGGATGTTGATCGCTTTGATGTCGCTGTCGATCTCATTCACCAGCGACAGCACGCCGGTGAGCAACTTCCCCGATGGATCGGCCGTATCAGCCGGCGTGCCATCCAGCAGCTGCACCTCAACGCGCAGACGCGCGCACATGCGCAGGAACGGCACATCTTCACCACGGCGGCTGAGCCGTGACAGCGAACAAGCCACCACGCGGCGCACCTGGCCGCCAGCCACCAGGGCGAGCAGTTCATCCCACCCGGGCCGGCTGGCGTCTTTATGCGCGCTGCGGCGCTCAGCAATGACGCGATCACAGCCGGCTGCCTTGAGCTGCTGGACCTGCTCAGCGATGCTGATGTCCTGCTCGGCCTTGTCGGTGCTGACCCTGGCGTAACCGATGATCACAGGCGCGCAGCCGCTTGATCGAGCGTAGTGCTTTGACGG